GCCTGGTCGATCCTCATCGGCTTGTTGCTCCTCGTCTGGGTTTTTGTCGCCTGGGCCCTGCTTGTCGGCCTTCATCGCTACATGCCCGAGGAAAGCATCGACTGGCGCGACCAGTTGAGCTTTGCCTTGTGGCCGATCGCCATTCCGCTCGCCTGGGCGTGGGACGTCTGGCAGCGCAGCCGCAAGGGGCAGTCGTCATGATCGCTGCCTTTGAAAATGAGGTGCTGGCTGAACTGCGCGCTGCATCGGACGGCGATCTGCTGGGGTACAAGTTCCAGTCGCTCGAAACCTATCCCGAAGATTGGGACGTCTGGCTGAAAGGCAAACCGTCGGTTTTCAAGGGGCCTGCGGCATGGATTGGTTTTCGCGGATGGGATCGTCCGCGTGACACCAGCGGCCAGGTGCGGGTACCAACGGGCTTCTGGCTGGTCGTGATGGCCGAAAGCGCCCGGTTGGATGAACAGGCGCGCCGCCACGGTGACCCTGCCAATCCGGCCAAAAACCCCGGCAGTTACCGGCTGCTCGCCGATTGCTGCGCGCTGCTTTCGAAAAAGACGCTGGGCCTTGATATCGGTGCGATCGTGATTGGCGCCTGCCGCCCGGTTCGCAAGCCGGACGCTTTGAAGGACAAGCCCGTCTCGATGTACGCCATCGAACTGCTGACCGACATAGCGCTTCCCGATCCGGTCGATATGGACGGCGATGTCGCCGATTTCACCTTGGCCCACATCGATTGGGACATCCCGACCTTTGGCGGCATCGATGCCGCACCCGGCACCCCCGGTATCCAGATCCCCGATCCGGACAATGCCGATGCAACCGACGACATCGCACTGGAGCAAGCCCCATGAACCATCCTGTTACCCGCGTATTTGTGAAGCCGATCGGCGAAGCGCTCGTCCGGCATGAGACCGGAGCACCGCTGAAGCCTGAAGGCGAGGAAGTGATCCTGTCGAGCTGGTGGCAACGCCGCGAGGCCGATGGCGATATCGAGATCGGCGCGGTTCCAGAACAGGCAGAAACCCAGTCCGTTAAGACGAAAGGCAAGTCATGATCACCTTCAACCTTGTGCCCAACGATATCCGCGTACCGGGCAGTTATGTGGAATTCGACGCATCGAAGGCGCTTTCGGGCATGCCTTCGGTCCCGCTCAAAATCCTGGTCATCGGCCAGCGCCTCGCCACCGGTGCGGTCGCGGCGCTGACGCCGGTGCGCATTACCAACGCCGCTGAAGCGGTGGCAGCCTTTGGTCGCGGATCGATGCTGGCAATGGGAATAGCCGCGCTGAAGGCCGTCAACGACAAGACCGAATGCTGGGCCATCGGGTTGGCTGACGATGGTGCTGCAGTTGCGGCTGCCGGAACCATCACAGTCACCGGCCCGGCAACCGCCGCGGGTACCATCGCGCTCTATATCGGCGGCAAGCGGCTGACGATCGGCGTCGCTTCGGGCGATACCGCCAATGCCATCGCCGCCGCGATCGAGGCGAAGATCGATGCCGATCTCGACCTGCCGGTGACCGCTGCCGTCGCGGGTGCGGTCGTCACGGTGACCGCGCGTAACAAGGGCACTGCAGGCAATGATATCGACATCCGCCACAGTTACTATCAGGGTGAAGGCCTGCCTGCAGGGACCGGCCTCGCGATCGTTGCGATGGCAGCCGGCGCAACCAACCCGGATGTTGGCACTGTCTGGCCGGTGATCGGCGACGAACGCTTTGACTTCGTCGTGCTTCCCTTTGCCGATGCCGCGACGCTCAATACCGCCGACGCAGAAATGGAGCGCCGTTCTGGCCCGCAGGTCGCGGTCGACGGCGTGGCGGTTGCCGGTTATCGCGGCACGCTGGGCAATGCCCTGGCGCTGGGCACGACGCGCAATTGCGAGTTCACCTCGATCGTGGCTTCAAAATCGATGCCCACGCATCCCTTCGCCTTTGCCTGCGCCTATTATGGCGTCGTCGCCTATCACGCCGCGATTGATCCGGCGCGCCCGTTCCAGACGCTGACAGTTTCGGGAATCGTGCCGCCTCTGTTGGTCGACCGCTTTACCGCGGCCGAGCGGGAGCAGCTGCTGCGCGACGGCCTGTCGACTTTCACCGTCGACGCCGATGGCAGTGTCCGGATCGAACGCCCGGTAACCACCTATCAGACCAACCCGCAGGCGCTCGACGATCCCAGCTGGCTTGATCTCAACATCCCGTTGCTGCTCGCCGCGATCCGCCGCGTATGGCGGATCCGCTATTCGACGCGTTACCCGCGGCACAAGCTGGCCAATGACGGTGCGGCCTTCGGCTCCGGCCAGGCGGTGATCACGCCGCGTGCGGCGGCCGCCGAAAATGTCTCGATCTACCGCGACCTCGAAGAGGCAGGCTGGGTCGACGATATCGAAGGCTTCAAGCGCGACCAGCTGGTCGAACGCGATGCCACCGATCGCAGCCGCCTCAACATGCTGTTGCCCGTCCGCCTGATCGGCGCGTTCCGCGTGATGGCAGCGAAAATTGAATACCGGCTCTGAAGGGCCTCTGAGAGACAGTTAAGGAGCATATTATGGCGAACCGAAAGCAGGTCTGGGGCGAAAGCATCATCAGAGTTAACGGCGTGACCTACGCAACCGAAGGCAAATCCACCCTCGAAATGGGCGGCAAGAAGCGCGAGCATGTGGCCGCCGATCATACCGCGGGCCATTTCAGCCAGACGACCGAGCCGTCGAAACTGACTACCGCGATTCTCGTGACCGGCGATGTCAGCCTGGCCGAAATCAACGGTTGGGATGATGTCACCGCCAGCATCGAATGCGACACCGGCCAAAGCTATGTCATCAATCATGGCTATGTCGCCGAGATCCTGTCGATCAGCGAAGGCAAGGCCAATCTGGTTATCCAGGGTGAGCCGGCCGTCGAGGTGACGCTGTGAGCGACCAGAAGCCTTTCGTCCTTCCTGAAGGTGCCGAGGTCAATCCGGACGGCTCTGTCAGCTACCCTCTGCGATTTCCGATCAAATATAAGGTCCGGGCCGAAGAGCGGTCGGTGTCGTCGGTCACCATCCGCCGCAAGACGATGGCCGATAGCCTGGCGATCAAGAAGATCGACCATCCCTATGACATCGCCTTCACCCTGATCCAGCGCCTGTGCAATCTGGAGCCGGAATCGGTGAAGATGATGGATGATGTCGACTGGTCGACGATCGGCGACATCGTGGAGGGTTTTACGGCGCCTGGCCAGCTGAGTGGGAACGGGCCGCAGGCTATCTAGCCGCGACCTTCCATTTCCAGCCCAGCGAGCTGGAGCGGATGGACCTCCCCACCTTGCTGTTCTGGCTGGACCGGGCGGACGAAGTGAACACCGACGAAGAGGGCTAAGCCCCAAGGTACGCGCATAATGTCGATGACTGCATCCCTGCTGATCAAGGCCCGCGAAACCGGTTTCGACCGGATCGCGGCCAAGGCACGCAACATGGCGAGAGGGTTTCAGCCAATCGGCAAAGCGGCGGCCGCAGCGGGCAGTGCGATCAACCGCATCGATCGAGGCGCCGCAGAGAAGTTCGCCCGCATCGGCCGTGGCGCTCTCAAAATGGCCCGCGAATTCAAGATTGCCGAACGGGCTGCCTATGGTCTTGGCCGCGGGATTGGCTGGTCGATTCGAAAGAGTGGAGAGATGCTCGCATCGGCCGCGAAATGGGGCAGTCTCGCTGCAGCCGGTGGCCTGATCTGGGCGGGCAAATCGATGATCGAGACCGCCAGCCAGTTCGAACAATTCCAGGTCGTTCTCGAAAACACCGAAGGCTCCGCCGAAAAGGCCCGCCAGTCGATGGGCTGGGTAAAGAAGTTCGCGCAGGAAACGCCCTACGAGCTCGAACAGGTGATGTCGGCCTTCGTCGCCCTGAAATCCTATGGCATCGATCCGATGGACGGCTCACTCAAATCGCTCGGCAACGCCGCAGCGGGAATGAACAAGGATCTGATGCAGGCCATCGAAATGATGGCCGATACCCAGACCGGCGAGTTCGAGCGCCTGAAGGAATTCGGGATCCGAGCGAAGAAGCAGGGCGAGCAGATCAGCTTTACCTATATGAAGGCGGGCAAGGAAGTCACCCGCACCGCGCGCAACAGCGCCACCGATATCAACAAGGCGCTCACCGGCATATTCGACGACCGTTTCGGCGGGATGATGGAGCGCCAGTCTAAAACGCTTTCCGGCATCTGGTCCAACATCAAGGACGCCGGTTCGGGCTTCCTGCTTGCCATTGCCGATGCCGGTGCGTTCGATTCGCTGAAGGACAAGGCGACCGCGCTCCAAGTGAAACTGCAGGGCATGGCCGCCGATGGCAGTCTGGAGCGCTGGGCTTCGCGGATATCAAACCAGATCGAAAGCATGATCGACAAGGCCTGGCAATTCGCGACCCAGACCGACTGGCGCGGCGTTGCCCGTGATCTGGGCGACGTGGTGCGGGCCGGCGGCCAGATCATCAGCTTCCTTGCATCCGCCGTGCGTTGGGCACTGTCGCTAAAACGCGGCATCGAGGATGCGGCCGCCGCCTGGACGCTGATGAACGGCACCATGATGGGCCGCGCCAATGCCGCCGCCTATTTCCAGCAAAAGGCATCGACCCAATGGAACCGCAGCGCGATTGACAAATGGGATCGCGGTACCGGTAAGGCGGCACCTAAGGCGGCGGCTCCGGTCAAGAATGACTGGCTGGGCAGCATGAAGCCTCGCAAGATATCCAGCCGCGCCGATGTCGGTGGCCAGATCGATCTGCGCATCAAGACCGACCGCGGCACCACCGCCAGCGTTGAACGGATGACGGCCAAGGACAAGCGCGTCCCGCTGCGCGTCGGCACCGTGAGTGCGAGCGTCTGATGGCCTGGCAGGATCGATATCAGCAGGGCAGCTTTCGCGGGGTGGCTTTCCTCACCCAACGCCACGACGCCGATGGCGGCCGTCGCCTTGCGCCGTTTGAATATCCGCAGCGCGACCGGCCCTATGTCGAAGACCTTGGCCGACGCATAGAGCTGTACCGGGTCGACCTGGTCGTCGCTGGCCCCGATTATATGGAGGCGCGCGACGCTTTGCTGCGCGTGCTGAAGGAAGCCGGCAGCGGCGTTCTGGTCCATCCCTATCTCGGCCAGCTCGACGTCTCGGTCGATCGCTACACTCTCAGCGAAAGCACCGAAGAGGGTGGCATGGCCCGTTTCTCGGTCGACTTTCTGGAAAGCGGTCGCAGCCTCGCCGGAGAAAGCACCCTCGACAGCCAGGCGCTCGCCATTGCCAAGGCCGACACGGTATCGGCCGAAGCGCCTGCGATGTTCTATGGCGGCTATCGCGTCGCCGGTCTGCCTGCCTATGTCGAACAGGGCGCGCTCGCCAATTTGCAGCTTTTCGGCGTGGCCGCTGGCGACAGCGCCCGGCTGCTTGGCGGTGCGGGCAAGGCGCTGGTCGCCTATGAAGCCGGGATCGCGCAGCTCGATAGCGCTCTGACGCTGGTCCGTGCGCCGATAACCCTTGCTGAAACGGTGCGAGGAATCGTCCGTTCGGTTGCCGGATTGACGACATTGCCGATGATGAAGATCGCGGCGCTGCGATCGCTGTTCACCACGGGCAATGCCTTTCGCGCCGTGATCGGCGAAACCCCGGCCCGCAAGGTCGAACGTGCCAACCGTCTGGCGATGGCCGATCTGGTCGAGGCGACATCGGCGGCCGAGATCGTCCGTGCGGTCGTGACGGCACGCTTTTCCAGCTATCAGGAGGCACAGGCGCTGCGCGACAGCCTGGCCGATCTGTTCGACCAATCCGCCACCGCCGCCGCCGATCGCGGTGACGATGCACATGCCGCGACGATCGACAGCCTGCGCCGTGCGATGGTGCGCGATATCACCGCGCGCGGCGCGACGCTCGCCCGCCTGTTTTCCTATACGCCCAAAGCGACCGAGCCTGCGCTGGTAATCGCCAACCGCATTTACGGCACTGTCGATATCGAGGCCCGCACCGCCGAGATCGTATCGCGCAACAAGGTGCGCCATCCGGGCTTTGTGCCGGGCGGAATCGCGCTGGAGCTGCTCACCCGTGTCGACGCGATGGAGGCGGCCTATGCAGGATGAGGGCCGCCGCGACAAAATTGAGTTGAAGGTCGCTGGCCGGGTGCACGGCGGATGGACCGAGGCCGAAGTGACCGTCGGCATAGTCAGCCTTGCCGGATCCTTTGACCTTTCGCTTTCCGATAGCTGGCCGGCCGATGGCAACCAGGGCAGCGATATCGAAACCCGCGTGATCGAGGCAGGCAGCGAAGCCGGCATCTTTGTCGGTGGGGAGCAGCTGATCACCGGCTATATCGACCAGGTCGAACCGAGTTTGACCGATATCGAACATGCCATCCGCATTGCCGGCCGATCGAAGGCAGCCGACCTGCTTGACTGTTCGGCGGTGCACAAGCCGGGCAGTTGGTCGAACCGCCGCTTCGAAGACATCGCTGCGGATCTCGCTCGCCCGTTCGGCATCGATGTCACCGCCGATGTCGCCACCGGGGATCCGTTCAAGAATTTCGCCCTGCAGCCGGGTGAAACCGTATTTCAGGCAATCGAGCGCATGGGCAAGATGCGCGGCCTGCTGGCTGTCAGCCGCGGCGATGGCAGTATCGCTATCATCCGGCCGCAAATATCGGGCAGCGCGATCCGCCTGCAACAGGGCCGCGATTTCACCCAGATCATGGCTCGCCACGATGTCAGCGAGCGCTATTCCGAATATCTGGTCAAGGGGCAGGCCCGCGGCGACGACGACCATAATGGCAAGGCCGTAGCCCATCCCAAGGGAACCGCCACCGATAGCGGCGTAAAGCGGTACCGCCCGTTGCTGGTGGTTGCCGAAGATCAGGCAAGCGCCGCCAGCGCACGTGAACGCGCCGAGTGGGAGGCGAAGGTACGCGCCGCCAAATCGCAGGGCTGCGACGTGACGATGCAGGGCTGGCGCACCCCCGATGGCCAATTGTGGACGCCGGGCGGCACAGTGGATCTGGTTGCGCCGGCCGCGCTGATCACCGCCAAGCTGGTAATCGTGCAGGCCAGCTATCGCATCGATGCCAACAATGGCAGATCGACCGTGTTGAGCCTTGCCTATCCGGAGGCCTATGCCGCTTTGCCCGGTGAAGAGGCCGATGCCGCCCGCATGAAGAAGAAAGCGGCATGAGCGCGTCGGACGCCATGCGCCGGATCATGGGGATGGTAGCGCGCGCGATCGTCAACACCGTCGACGATGGTCGCAAGCTGCAGACCCTGCAGGTCGAGCTGCTGGAAGGCGAGATCCAGAACGAGGTCGAACGCTTCCAGCATTATGGCTTCACCAGCCACCCCAAGGCCGGTGCTGAGGCCATCGGCGTCGCGATCGGCGGCACACGTGGCCATATGGTCGTGATCGCGGTTGACGACCGGCGATTCCGGCTCGTCAATCTCGAAGAAGGCGAAGTCGCGCTCTATGATGATATCGGCCAGATCGTGCATCTGAAACGCGACGGAATCGTCCTTCAGAGCCCTCTTAAGGTCACCATAGAAGCCCCTGCGGTCGAGGTGACCAGCGACGATGCCACGGTCACTGCCGGCAGCGTCACCATCGACAGCGCCGACATCAATCTGGGCGGTGCCGGTGGCCAGCCGGTAGCGCGCGTCGGCGACAGCGTTTCGGGCGGTGTGATCACCAGCGGCAGTTCGATTGTGAGGGCAGGATGACAGTTGACTATCTGCTCTGGTGCTTCGGCGTGGTTCACCTGCTGCTTTACGGGATTGCTGGGATAGCACTTGTCGCGGGCGTCATTTTGAATTGGGCGGGTCGTCGATTCCGGCTGACGCTGCTCTTTGGAAAGTGGCTGTACGAGCGAGAAAAGAAGGGGCGCATTCCCGGATGACCGATATCGCTCTCCTATGGGACCAGCAGCTCGGCGGTTGCGACTTTGGCCTGTTCGATGGCCAGCTGACAACCGACGATGGCCTCGACACCGCCATATTGATCAGCCTGTTCACCGATGCCCGTGCCCGCGCCGATGATGCGATTCCCGATGGCGATGATCCGCGCGGATGGTGGGGCGATGCCTTTACCGCTGCCGGTGACGAAACCGGATCACGGCTTTGGCTGCTTTCCCGTGAAAAGCAGACCGCATCGGTGCTTGAACGCGCGCGCAGCTTTGCCCGTGAGGCGCTGTCCTGGCTGATCGAGGATGGCGTGGCGCGCACCGTCGACGTGACGGTGGAGGCGCAGCCCAACGACCGCCTTGCCATCGGTGTGGAGATCACCCGCCCGACCGGGCCTGCGCGCCTGCGCTTCGACTATATCTGGAACCGCATGGAAGGCCGAGCATATGCCGTTTAACCGCCAGACATTGACCGAGCTGGTCGACCGCGTCCGCGACGATTTCGACAGCCGCTTGCCCGGTGCCGACAGCCGCCTGCGCCGCTCGGTCCTCGATGTGCTGGGCCGCGTGATATCGGGTGCGCTGCATGGCGCCTATGGCCTTCTCGAATGGCTTTCCCGCCAGATTTTCCCCGACACTGCCGAGGCGGAATCGCTTGCCCGCTGGGCCGCAATCTGGGGCGTGACGCGCAAGGCCGCCACACCAGCAACCGGTACCGCGACCGTCACCGGCACCAATGGCGCAATCGTGCCGCTGGGCGCGATCCTCGCCCGCGTCGATGCGGTTGAATATAAGGTCACCGCGCCGACCACCATCGTCGCCGGTACCGCTGCCGTGCCGATCGAGGCGGTGATCGCTGGCGATGCCGGCAACGCCGATGCAGCAACGCAGCTGGTCTTTTCCGCACCCGTCGCCGGTATCAACGCCGTTGCGGCCGCAGCCGCGGCGATCACCGGAGGCAATGAGGAAGAAGGCGATGAAAGCCTGCGCGACCGCCTGCTGACACGGATCCAGCGCCCGCCGCATGGTGGCAATGCCAATGACTATTCGGCATGGGCGCTGGCGGTTCCGGGCGTCACCCGTGCATGGGTCTATCCGCAGGAGCTGGGCCTTGGCACCGTGACCATCCGTTTCGTGATGGACGACCGGATCGATATCATCCCGACCGCACCCGATGTCGCCGCGGTGCAGGAAGAGATTGACGAGCAGCGCCCGGTCACCGCGACCGCCTATGTCGTCGCGCCGATACCCGAAGCCGTCGATTTCACCATCCGCGCCGTGCCCAACACGCTGGCCGTGCAGGAAGCGATCACCGAAGAATTGACCGACCTTTTGCGGCGTGAAGCCGAGCCGGGCGGGACGATCTTGATTAGCCATATCCGCGAGGCGGTGAGCCTTGCCGCGGGTGAGACCGACCATGAAGTCATCCTGCCCGGTGCCAATGTCGTTGCGAGCGCCGGTGCCCTGCCTGTGATGGGCGTGGTGAGCTTCGTCTGATGTCGGAATCGCGCGCCATTGCCTACCGCGAACAGTTCGCCTCGCTATTGCCCCGCGGGCTCGCCTGGCTGCGCGCACCGGGATCCGTCATGGCAAAGTTGGTCGAAGGCATAGCCGATGAATTCGGTCGCTTTGACGCCCGTGCATTCCGCCTGCTCGACGAGGCCGATCCCGGTACCGCGCTGGAGCTGCTCGGTGATTGGGAACGCGTTGCCGGCCTTCCCGACAATTGCCTTCCGGTTACCGGGTCGATTTCGGAGCGCCAGCGCCGCGTCACCCGCAAGATTGCCGGTATCGGTGGCCAGAGCCGGGCCTATTTTATCGAGCTGGCAGCGGTGCTGGGCGTCGAGATCGCCATCGAGGAGTTCGCCCCGCTACGCGCCGGTTGCAGGGCCGGAGCGCGCGCCTATGGGCAGGATTGGCAATTCGCCTGGCGCGTGCGCGTGCTGGCCTTTTCCGAAGCCAGTGGCCTTGTCGTCCGTTCGGAGCGTTTCCGTGCCGGCATCGGACGCGCGGGCGACAGGTTGCGCAGTTTTTCGGTGCAGGAGCTGGAATGCACGATCCGCCGTGCCGCCCCCGCCCACACCAAAGTCCTCTTCGCTTATCCCAACGAAGCCGAAGCGATCATGTGGTTCGATTTCCTCTCGGACTACGGAGAATATTGATGCCGAAAACAGCAGATAAGGAGCATAGCCATGCACAGAATTGACGGCGCAGGCGCGGTAGACGGCCTGTTTACCGAGGGCAGCCCGGCCACCGGACAAGAGGCCACGGTTCTTACGGCCGACTGGTTGAACGAGGTTCAGGAAAATCTTGTCGACCTGATCACCTTTGCGGGAATCGCACTGGTGAAGGGCGATTATACGCAGGTCCGCGATGCGGTTGTTGCGCTCGTGGCGGGGGTGGTTGGTACCGGTGGAGGGTCGGTGCCGACCACCCGTCAGGTCAATGGTGGCGGCCTCGTCACCGGTGGTGGCGCGCTGGCGGCTGATCTGACCTTGTCAGTTATCGCCGCAACAATCGGCGAGGTTGCGGCACAGGTCGCTACTGATAAGGCCGTGACACCGGCATCGCTGGCCGGCCTGATCTCGATCTCGGTTGCTGGCTCGTCGATGATTATCACGCTGGGCACCGCGATCATCCAGATCTTCAAAACCACCGTCAGCGCAAACTCTACGCTAAACGCGCCGTTGCCTACCGCATTCCCGAACGCCTGCATGGGTGCTTGGGTGAACGGCGGCAAGGTGGGCGACTATGGCGTATCGCACAACGGCCCCTTTGCCAGCGGCGAAGGCACCACCATCGTGTCGATCCAGAATGCGATCGACGATCCCGTCAGCGTCACCGTCCTCGCGATCGGCCGATAAGGAGTAAAGAGCATGACAACATATTACAGCGCATCCCATGATGGTGGCCGGGGCGGTTTCCTTGATGATCGCTTCTTCGGTACCCGCACGATCATGGTGGTCGATGAAGCTCGGCAGTCAGCTGCCCTCGCTCGCGCAAAGCAAAAGGACGATGCCGACTATAATCGGGCCGTGAAGGACGCCAAGGAAGACACGCCGACGCCGATTCGCAGCCAGTTCCAGAAGCGGCAGCGGCAGGTCGAAGCCGATCCCATCATGGTGGAGGTCGCCAACCCGCATTGCCGCCTGCCGGCCGACGCGATCGAGATTTCGGCCGAAGAACATGGACGCCTGCTCGATGCCGCGCACCAGAGCGGCAAGATCATCGTTCCCGGTACCGATGGCCGCCCAACGCTGAAGGACGCGACACTCGACGTCGACCAACTGCTCACCGCCGCCCGCGCCCGCCGCGATCGTGCGCTGGCCGCAACCGACTGGACAATGCTGCCCGATGCGCAGTTGAGCGAGGCCAAGCGCAAGCTGTGGGCCGAACATCGCCAGGCGCTGCGCGATCTGCCGAAAAAGCTGGAAGCGATGGCAAGCGACGCCAAGTCGGCTGACGACATCGATCTCGCCAGCCTATTCCCCCAGCCTCCCCGATAACAGGGGAGGCAACGGATATGATTGTCCCGCAGGTCAGTTGGAGCACCGAAGACAGTGGCGCCGGCTATCACGCATCGATCGATATCGATTTGGCCACTCAGTCATCGATCGTCGTTTGCCCCGGTTGTGGCGAAGCCTGCGATATATGGGAGGCCATGATGGAATGCCTCCGTCAGGAAGAAATGACTGAATTTGAGATGGTGACGCGTCACGTTGTCCATGGTTGTGGCCAACCTGACGCTGCAGTTTTTTGGTTCTGGAGGAACGATGAAGAGACCTAACCTCTGCCGATAACGGGGAGGCAACGGGCGATCCTACCCGCCCATCGCCGCGTGAAGTGACCCACGCTCCTTTGACTGGCGCGCCAGCCTCCAGCTTCCCCGGCCGATCGGCGGGAGTTTCCATAGGTGCTAAAGATGAACGAAGAGTTTTCGATTGAAGCAGTAAAGCCCGTCCGCCCCGTTGCTCCATATCTCGGTGGCAAGAGAATATTGGCCAAAAGACTGGTCGAGCGGATCGCGGAAGTGCCCCACCGGGTTTATGCCGAGCCTTTCGTCGGTATGGGCGGAGTGTTCTTCCGGCGCACTAGCCGGCCGAAGAAAGAAGTGATCAACGATATCAATGAGGACGTAGTGCTGCTCTTCCGTTGGTTGCAGCGGCATTATCAGCAAGTCCTCGATGCGCTGCGTTGGCAGATATGTTCACGGGCTGATTTCGTCCGCCTGGTCTCGACAGACCCGACAAAGCTCACCGAGTTGGAGCGGGTGGCTCGTTTCCTATACCTTCAGCGCACCAGTTTCGGGGGCAGGGTCGTTGGCCAGAGTTATGGCATCACACGCGACAATGCCGCCCGTTTCGACCTGACAAAGCTGGTACCGATGCTTGATGATGTGCATGAGCGGCTTTGCGGCGTTGATATCGAGCGGCTGCCTTATGCAGATTTCATCGCCACATACGATACCGCGGCGACGCTCTTTTACCTCGATCCGCCCTATTATGGGAACGAAGCAGACTATGGCCGAGGGGTTTTCGCACGCAATGATTTTGCCCTTCTGAGAGGCCTTTTAGACACCATTAAAGGGCGCTTCATTTTGTCGATTAACGACCATCCTGCCATCAGGGAAATCTTCGCAGGGTTCGATTTCGAGGAGGTCGGTCTAAACTACCGTATCAGCGGCAAGGCGACCGCCGCTAAGGAGCTGATCATCAGCAACGGAGTGCTCTAA